GTTTTCGACTCCCTATTCATATTTATATATAGAAAACAATTTAACTTAAATAAACATGGCAGAAACATTAATCTCCCCAGGCGTTTTAGCAAGAGAAAATGATATCTCGTTTATTGCACCTGCACCAACTGAAGCCGGAGCTGCTCTTTTAGGACCGACTGTAAAAGGTCCTGTTGAAGAACCAACAGTGGTAACTTCATACGGACAGTATCAAAGACAATTTGGTACAACTTTCGAATCAGGTTCAAATAAATTCGAGTATCTTACTTCAATTGCTGCAAAGTCTTATTTTGAACAAGGAGGAAATTCAATTTTAGTAACTAGAGTAGTATCAGGTTCGTTTACCGGAGCTACCAACACAGCATTAACAGCTTCAGCAGTGGCAACACAGCCATTTGCTTTAGAATCTCTTTCAAAAGGTGCATTGTTAAATAACGCTACTGGTTCTAACCCAGATACAGCGGTACATAACTCGGACGGAAGTCTAAACCTTGGTTCATCTGACAACTTAAGATGGGAAGTGAGCAATGTTAATAATGTAACAGGAACCTTTACCTTATTAGTAAGAAGAGGAGACGATAGTACTAAGAGTAAGATTATTCTTGAAACATTTAACGACTTATCTTTAGACCCTAACTCTGAAAATTATATTGAAAGAGTAGTAGGTAATCAAACAAAATCAAAATCTACAGATGGTGAAGTAACATACATCAGCACAGTAGGTGAATACGTAAACAGATCTAGATATATAAGAATATCAGCGGTTAACACTCCAACACTTAATTATGTAGGTACAGATGGACTTACAGTAGGAGCAGATGCAGCAAGTGTAAGCTTTTCAGGATCACTTCCAATAGCACAATCTGGTTCATTCCAAGGAGCAACTGGTAACCTATATAACGGTATAGTTGCTAACAATCATTTTGGAGACATCAGCAATACAAATACACAAGGATTAGGAGCTGGTAATTATGCAGATGCTATTTCAATCTTAGAAAATAAAGACGAATACGTATTTAACATTATTTCAGCACCAGGTCTTATCTATGACTTTGGTGAACATAAAGTACAATTAGATTCTATTATATCTCTAGCACAAAATAGAGGTGATGCAATTGCAGTAGTAGATGTAGAGCAGTACGGAGCTTCAGTTAGTAACGTAACAGGAGGAGCTAGTACATTAAATAGCTCTTATGCAGCTACTTACTGGCCATGGCTACAAACACAATCAGCTACAGGTAAAAATGTATGGATTCCAGCATCAACGGTAATACCAGGAGTATATGCATTTACAGATGGAGCTGCTGCACCATGGTTTGCACCTGCAGGTTTAACAAGAGGAGGAATACCTAACGTTATCCAAGCAGAGAGAAAGCTAACAAGAGCACAAAGAGATACACTATATAACGCAAATGTTAACCCAATTGCTACATTCCCAGGAGCTGGCATTTCAGTATTTGGTCAAAAGACCTTACAAAAGAAAAAATCAGCATTGGATAGAGTAAATGTAAGACGATTATTGATTGCATTGAAAAAATTCGTAGGAGATGTATCTAGAGATTTAGTATTCGAACAAAACACAACATCTACTAGAAATGCATTCTTAGCACAGGTTAATCCATATTTAGACTCTGTAGTACAGAGACAAGGATTATTTGCTTATAGAGTAGTAATGGATGAGAACAACAACACAGCCGACGTAATCGACAGAAATCAATTGATTGGACAGATTTTTATTCAACCTGCAAAAACAGTTGAATACATTGTACTTGACTTTACAGTTGAGCCAACTGGAGCAACATTTGGCGCGTAATTTAAAACGATAATATTTATAATAAAATAAAGACATGGCAGTACTAGAATCACAATTCATCAATTCGGCGATATTCGAACCTAAAGTACAAAACAGGTTTCTTATGTCAATGGAAAGTGCCGGCATACCAGGTTTTATGGTTAAAAATGTTACTGCTCCTAACTTTGAGGACGAAGTAGTAAAGCTTGACCATATAAACACATATACTAAAATTCGAGGAAAAAGAGAATGGGGTAATATGGATCTAACATTATACGATCCAATCACACCATCAGGAGCACAAGCAGTAATGGATTGGGCTAGACTATCTTACGAATCAGTAACTGGTAGAGCAGGATACAGAGATTTTTATAAGAAAGAGATATCACTACAAATATTAGGACCAGTAGGTGACGTAGTAAGTGAATGGAAAGTCGTTGGAGCATTTGTTACTTCAATGAGTCAAGGTTCATTTGACTGGGGAACTTCAGACGTTGCAGAGCTAACAATTAGTGTAGCAATGGATTACTGTGTACTAAATTTCTAAAATTTTACCTCCAACCACCAGGAATGCCGGCCTTAGTGCCGGTTTTCCTATCTTATATCTCTAAGTTTAAGTAAACATTAAGAGAAGTTTAAGAGAAGTTCTTATATTTATTAATATAAAAACATCCTTATGAAGAGAGCACTATTAATTGGCTTGCTGTTATTCGGGATGAATGCACAAGCCACATCCGGCAAAGACAAAGATAATAGATTAACTACTCTTAAGAAAAAATCTATTTATTATGAAATTAAAGTTAAAATAGAGTCCGGAGAAATTACATTGAAGGAGGCACAGAAACTCTGGCACAGTAAAATTAAACATTTAAGAAAAGAAGAGGGTAATTAACCCTCTTTTTTGTTGGTTATAAAATAAATTATGCTTATATTTATATATAAACAAGTTGTAACTAATAAAATTTATGGAACAAAAGACTAAATTTCCAACAGAAATTATTGATCTACCAACAAAAGGTCTACTCTACCCTGAGGATTCACCTTTGTCTTCTGGTAAGATTGAGATGAAATATATGACTGCTAAGGAAGAGGATATTCTTACTAATCAAAACTATATCAAAAGAGGAGTTGTAATAGATAAACTAGTGCAATCCTTGATAATTGATAAATCTGTAAAATATTCAGATCTATTTTCTGGTGATAAAAATGCTTTACTTATTGCTGCACGTATTTTAGGTTACGGTGAGTTATATGAGTTTAACTACGGCGGAGAAAAAGTTAGTGTTGATTTATCTAAATTAGATTCTAAACCAATTAATGTAGACCTTTTTAAAGATCGCAAAAACGAATTCGAATATACCTTACCTACGACTAAGAAAACACTTACATTTAAGTTTCTTACACACAAAGATGAAGTTGATATTGATTCTGAAATAAAAGGCTTACAGAAGATAAATAAAGAAAGCTCTCCAGAATTATCCACTAGATTAAAATACATTATTCAATCAGTAGACGGAGTTACCGACAAAGGAGGTATTAGAAGTTTTGTTGATAATGAGTTTCTAGCAAGAGATGCTAGAGCATTTAGAAATTACTACGCTTCCGTACAACCTGATATCGACCTAATTTTTTATCCAGAGGACGGCCCAGAGGAGGGGGTAGATATCCCAATAGGGGTTACTTTTCTTTGGCCTGACGCGTGATTATAGAGCAGGGTTATTTAAACAAATTCATGAGATAGTATTTCATGGTAAAGGTGGTTATGATTACGATACTATATATAACATGCCTATTTGGTTAAGAGTATTTACATTTGAGGAAATGCAAAACCACTATAAAGAAATCAATAAACAAGGAAAGAAAAAAACTTTAGATGACGAAGTACCTAAAGGTCCGGCAATAAGACAACCGGATTATATTTCTAAGGCCCGTAAATAGGGCCTTTCCTATTTATAATAAACACAATTCATGGCTAATAAGGAGGATATAAAAAATCTTAAAGAAGCTCAAGAGAGGTTAAAAGAGTTAAATGCTGAGTATAGAAAACTTACCGGCAAAAAACTTTTTACTGTACCTACTCAAGATCTAGATGAAGCTAATGAACAAATTAAAGCTTTTGAATTAACAGTACTATCCACTAAAAGAGAAGCAGCCGGACTTAGCGGTGTATTCTCAGATTTATATTCTCAACTAAAAGCCAATGTTGGTGAACTGGATAAAGCTAGTAACTCTATTAATACAGGTAAAAGAGCATACCGTGAATTAGTAAAAAATGCAAGAGAACTAAGTGACGAAGAAGCAGGTATAGGAAAAGTTTCTTTTGCAAATCTTAAAAAGATACAACAAAGAAGTGCATCAGCTGTGAAAGAAATGAAGCTTGCTGCACAACGGTTGAAGATTGATAAAGATATTACCAAACTATCCGGTGAGAAATTTGATGAACTTGAAGAATCTGAAAAAGCACTATTACGTGCTCAAAAAGCAGGTTTTAAAGAAGAACAAAAAGCAGTTAGGTTTTCTAGAACTAGATTAGATTTAGAAAGACAAGTTTTAGATTCAGTAAAACTTACCGGAGGTGCCTTAAAAGGAATAGGTAATCTTGCCGGTTCATTAGGTTTAACGGGATTTGCAGAATCCATAAGTGAAATACAGGATGATTTAGATAATACACTTCGTAAAAAAATTAGAGAAGCTGCACAAGAACAGTATGGCAATAAAGAAGGTAATGAAAAATACAGAGAACAGCTCAAAAAAATAAGTGAATTAAAATCTAAGACTGAGGAACTTAGTGAAGAAGATGTTATACGATTAAAACAAGCTGAGGAGTTTGTTTATCTCCACGAGGAAGGTGTACAAGCATTGTACGATCAGCAGTCTGCTATAGTTGGTACAACTGCAAAATTCAAAGCATTATTAAAAGCATCAGGGGAGTTTGTAAAACAGTTACGCGACCCATTGGTTACTATAGGTGCAATGGTAAAAGGATTCCTTGCCATTGATGAAGCTGCTACCAGCTTACAGAGAACTACAGGTCAAAACACAATGGCCTTATCAGGAATGAACACCGCATTGGCTACTAGTGCAGAGGTAATGGAAGTAATGGCTTCCTTTTCGGAGCAAACAAGTAGAAATTTATCTGATTTAGTACCTAATCAAGAACTAGGTAAGATAAGAGCTCTTTCAGATATGTTAGGTCTTTCAGCTCAAGAGGCTGGTACCTTAGCATTAAATACACAACTTAGTGGTACTAATGCAGAGGAGTTTACAAGTCAAGCGTTTGCAGCAGCAAAAGATGTAGCTTTAGCATCCGGTTCTGCTATTAATTTAGGTACAGCAGTACAAGAAGCATCTAAAGCTTCTGGTGCATTAGCACTTAACTTAGGTAATAACCCTAAAGAGATAGCTAGAGCAACAGCAGAAGCACAGAGATTAGGTCTCAACCTGCAACAGATGGAGGGTATAGCAACAGGTATGCTAGACTTTGAGTCATCTATCCAAAACGAATTAGAAGCACAGTTACTTACTGGTAAAAAGATAAATTTATCAAAAGCCAGAGAATTTGCCTTGAGAGGTGATCTTAAGGGATTAGCTGAAGAAATTGGTAAACAAGAAGGTGTAATGGAAGCCTTTTCTTCCAAAAACCTTATAGCTCAAGAAGCTGCTGCAAAGGCAGTTGGAATGACTAGAAACGAACTTGCTAAGTCAATTGCACTAAAAGCATTAGATGGTGAACTATCAGTAGAAGCTGCAGCTCGTATGTCTGATATGACTAAAGATCAAATTCTTCAACTTTCTGTACAGCAAAAAATAAATA